CGACCCGGACGACCAAGGAAGATGGAAAATGTCTGATATTGATCCAAGAGAATTCGGCAAGTTAGAAGCTCAGGTCGAGGCGCTGCAAAGCGAAGTTCACGCTATGCGGGGCGACATTAAGCAGTTGCTGGAAATGGCCAACAAATCCAAAGGTGGATTCTGGGTTGGCATGTCGATCGCGTCTGCCTTGGGCGGCGTGATTACGTTTGTTGCAGATCGTCTCTTTCTTAAGGGGTAACATCATGCCGATGGTCGACGGAAAAAAATACGCATACACGAAGAAGGGCAAGCAAGCTGCCGCTTCGGCCAAGATCAGCAAGCTGCGCAAAGAAGGCTACCCGCAGAAGCAAGCGGTTGCAATCGGTTTGAGCATGGCCGGCATGGCTAAGAAAAAGGCCAAGAAATGAAGGCCGGCCTGTACGCCAACGTCAACGCCAAGCGTAAGCGCATTGCGGCGGGCTCCGGCGAGAAGATGAGAAAGCCGGGAACTAAAGGTGCGCCCACCGCGCAGGCGTTTAAAGACTCAGCTAAAACGGCCAAACCGAGGAAAAAATGAAGACACCCGCGTGGCAACGTAAAGCCGGCCAGAATCCAAAGGGCGGCTTGAACGCTACAGGCCGCGCGTCTTATAATGCAGCAACAGGGGGAACCCTGAAAGCGCCAGTTAAATCTGGCGATAACCCACGACGAGCTTCTTTTCTCGCCAGGATGGGCAACATGCCCGGCCCGGAATACAAAGACGGCAAGCCCACACGGCTCTTGCTCTCTTTGAAAGCCTGGGGCGCATCATCCAAGGCGGACGCAAAGGCAAAAGCTACCGCTATATCCGCAAGGAATAAGGCGAAAAGCAAATGACCTACTTAGAACTCGTCAACGATGTGTTACTCCGGCTGCGGGAGCAGACCGTCACTACGGTCAACCTGACAGCCTATTCTCAGCTCATCGGCAAATTTGTCAATGATGCCAAGCGCCAGATCGAGGATGCCTACGACTGGAACGCATTGGGTACTGAAATCACGGTCACCACTTCCGCAAGTGTTTACGAGTATGCATTGACCGGCGCTGGCCAGAAGTTCCGCGTTAGTAGCGAGCCGTTAAACACAACGTCCAACGTCGTCATGAGTAATATCACGGTGGGCGACATGCGGCGCAAGCAGAACCTTCAGCCGTTTGTAAACGCCGTGCCTACGGAATACTGCTTTGAAGGTGTCGACAACAGTGGCAACGCTAAAGTGCAATTGTGGGGTCGGCCTGACGGTGTGTACACCATCAAGTTTTTCTTGACCGTTCCACAGGCAGTGCTGTCGACGGATAGTACGTCGGTGCTGGTGCCGGATGTGCTGGTGGCGCAGAATGCTTACGCCAGAGCGTTGGTCGAGCGCGGCGAAGATGGCGGTCTAAATTCCTCAGAAGCATATGCGCTGTACAGAAGTATGCTTTCTGATTATGTAGCCCTTGAAGCTACCCGCTTTCCTGAGATGCAGGAGTTCGTCGCGACATGACGCAAGCAATTCAAACCTACGGCATTTCAGCGCCAGGTTTCTTCGGCCTGAATACGCAAGACTCGCCGCTCGATCTAGCGGCGGGCTTCGCGTTGACGGCTATTAATTGCGTCATTGATCAGTATGGCCGTATCGGCGCGCGCAAGGGTTGGGACAATCTCAACGCCAGCACGGGCAACCTCGGCTCGAATCCTATCGGCGTCATCCATGAGCTGGTGGTGGCCGACGGCACGTACACAGTCCTGTTCGCAGGTAACAACAAGATTTTTAAGCTGGACGGCAGTAATGCAGTCGTCGAGTTAACTTATGGTGGTGGCGGCACAGCACCGACGATCACGGCCAACAACTGGCAATGCGCGTCGCTTAACGGCATCACGTATTTTTTCCAGATTGGCCACGACCCGTTAATTTACGATCCAGCGGTTAGCACGACAACTTACCGTCGAGTTAGTGAAAAGACAGGTTATGCAGGCACGGTGCCGTCTGGCAATATCTGCATTTCTGCCTACGGTCGTCTGTGGATAGCTAATACGGCGTCCGATAAAGCAACATTGACTTTCTCTGACCTACTGGCTGGCCACGTTTACACCGGCGGCACGTCTGGCACGTTGAACGTGAACAGCGTCTGGCCGAATGGGCCGGACGAGATTGTGGCGTTGGCTGCACATAACGGATTCCTGTTTATTTTTGGTAGGCGTCAGATTCTGGTCTACCAAGGAGCAACTGCGCCGGCCACTATGTCACTAAGTGACACAGTCATTGGTATCGGCTGCATTGCTAGAGATTCGGTACAAGGCACGAACACGGACGTGCTGTTTTTGTCGAACAGTGGCGTGCGTTCGGTCTTGCGTACCATTCAAGAAAAGTCGGCGCCGTTTCGCGATATCAGCAAAAACGTCCGAAACGACTTGATGGGCATTGTGGCCGGCGAAACAGCCGTTAACATTAAGGCAGTTTACTCTGAAGTTAACGCGTTTTATTTGCTGACTTTACCCACTAACAAGTCGGTCTATGTGTTCGACACCCGCACCACGTTGCAAGACGGTTCAGCGCGAGTTACCACCTGGACAGATATCGAACCGACCGCGTTGCTGGCGCGTCGTAACGGCGACTTGTTGATCGGTAAAACGGGCTATGTTGGTAAGTACACCGGTCAAACTGATAACGGTACTTCTTACCGTATGCAGTACTACACGAACCACTCTGATCTGGGTGATCAAAGTATTACGTCCATATTGAAACGCATATCAATCGTAGCGATTGGCGGCACTAATCAATACATTACGATTAAATGGGGTTTTGATTTTAACGAAAACTATTTGTCGCAAAACGTACAGATTCCAAGACAGTCGGTATCAGAATACGGCGTCGCGGAGTACGGTGCTAATGGTGTGCCGGTAGCCGAATACGCAAATGGTATTGCTTTGCAAATTCTACATTCGCAAGCCACCGGCGCTGGCAAGATTGTGCAGACAGGTTATGAGGCTGATATTGATGGATCACCACTATCAATTCAGCGCATTGAAATCCAAGCTAAGAACGGAAGGGTGTCATGACAGACTACGTTAAATCCACAGACTTCGCTGCCAAAGACGCGTTGGCGTCTGGCAACGCAAGTAAGATCGTCAAGGGCACCGAGATTGATACGGAGTTCAACAATATCGCGACTGCCGTTGCGACCAAGGCTGACCTCGCCTCACCGACGTTTACCGGCACACCCTCGCTGCCATCAGGCACTACGGGCGTTACGCAAACATCAACGGATAGCAGCACCAAATTAGCGACGACGGCATTTGTACAGTCCGTGCTAGGTGTTTTATACCCCGTTGGTTCTGTATACATAAACGCCACTAGCAGCACTAACCCTGGAACTTTGCTGGGATTTGGTACTTGGACTGCTTTCGGCGCAGGGCGCACGCTAGTAGGCTTAAACGCCAGCGACAGTTCGTTTGACACAGCAGAAGAAACAGGCGGTTCCAAAGACGCGATTGTTGTTAGCCATACCCATACGGCTACCGTTACCGATCCGGGTCATACTCATACTATGACTCGCGTTCTTACGGATGCAAACACGGACACAACATTTGACGCTGTATCAATTTACGCGACGAGCGACGACGCAAACTATCAAAATAGAAGCACTGAAAGCGCGGTTACCGGTATTTCTGTCAGCAACAGCACAACAGGTTCATCCGGCACCAACGCTAACTTGCCGCCGTACATCGTGGTCTATATGTGGAAAAGGGTTTCATGAAAAATGTTGTGTGCCAATTTTGTAGTCAGATATTTCAAGCTATAAGATCGGATGCTAAGCGTTGCGTATCCTGCAGACAAAAATACCTGCAAGAATACCGGCGCAAAGAAAACACTAAATTACGACGTAAACAAAGTAACAGACGTATACGAGAGCGATTGTTTGCTGGGTATGGGGGAAAATGCGTATGTTGCGGCGAAACAAAATTTGAGTTTTTAGCACTTGACCATGTAAATGGTGGTGGTAGACAAGAACGAAAAACGATGTCCACACAACAAATTGCATTAAGAGCTATACGAGAGGGTTTTCCTCCTGAATACCGTGTTTTATGTCATAACTGTAATCAAGCTATTGGGTGGTACGGCGTTTGCCCGCATGAAACAGAAAGAACGGCATGATTGTTGAAACATTACCCGACCATCAGCTTATCCACCATTTTTCAGACGGCCTGTATGCCAAACAGATTTTCGTACCGGCCGGCGCAGCAATATTGAAGCACACGCATGACTTTAGCCACTTGTCGATTCTGGCTAAAGGCAAAATTGCGGTACTAGTAGGCGAAGATATTGAAATTGTAAACGCTCCGGCGTGTATTGAAATTAAAGCGGGCATCACGCACGGCGTGAAGGCGATTGAGGATTGTGTTTGGTTTTGTATCCACGCAACGGATGAAAAAGATCCGGCGAACGTGGATAACGTGTTGATTAAAGGAGAATGACATGCCTGTTACCGCCGCGCTTATATCGGCAGGGGGTGGACTACTTGGTAGCGCCCTGCAATCAAGATCCGCTCGGAAAGCCGCGCAGGCTGCTGCCGATGCGCAAATTCAAGCCGCGCGGATTGCTGCTGAAGAGGCGCGGTTTCGGCCGGTAGGCATCACAACCCGATTCGGCCAAAGCCAGTTCACCACTGGCCCCGACGGCCGTGTGAGCGGCGCATCTTATACGCTGGCGCCTGAACTCCGTGCTTATCAAAATGAACTGCTGGGTATGGCTGGCGGCACCGGGCTTGATTATCTAGCTCAAGCGCCAGGTTTGTATGCCCCGATGACTGACGCTGCTAGTCGGCTATTCGGTTTGGGTGAGCGTTATCTGGCCGAGTCGCCAGCCGACGTAGCACAACGCTACATGACCTCACAGCTCGACATCTTGGCGCCGCAACGTGAGCGTCAACTGGCCGCACTGCGCAATGAACAGTTCCAAACAGGCCGCACTGGTTTGTCAGTAGGTGCGACTGGTTTGCGTCCAGGCGGCGGTGTAGGACTTTCGGCAACGAATCCAGAGATGGAAGCGTACTACAACGCGCTTGCGCAACAGGATGCAGAGTTGGCCGCTAGAGCGCAAGAACAAGGGCAGCGTCAGTTGGCCTTCGGCACCACGCTGTTCGGCACCGGTGCCGATTTGCTGGGTGGCTACCAGCGCGGTCTGGTCGGCTCACTTGCACCGTTCCAAAGCTACCTCGGCGCAGCAGGCGATATCGAATCGCTTGGCCAACAAGCATTGGACATCGGCGCGCAACTGGGTGGCCGCCAAGCATCGCCGGCAGGCGCGCAGGCGCTCTTGCAAGGTGGTATGGGGGCAGCGCAAACCCTGCAGGCAGCGAATGCGTTGAACCCGACTGCATCGTTCTTGCAAGGACTTAGTAGTAACCCACAACTTATCAGCGGCGTACAGAATTTATTTGGTGGACGTCAATTAACGCCGCGCGACCAATACAATTTGGGGCAGTGGTCAGCAAGCCAAGCCGAGTACATGTCGCCTGGCTACATGGGGCCGTAATTTAACTGATGACGAATTAGGAGCCATCATGGCAAGCGAAATTTTAGGGTTGTTCACCTCGCCTGAGATGTATCAACGGCAGCAGGATTTGATGATGCAACGTCAGGCTGCGGAACTCGCGCAACTTGATCCGTATCAGAGCATCCGCTTTGGCGCGATCCGTGCGGGTCAGCAGTTCGGCACCGGTTTAGCCGGCCTGCTGGGTGCGGAAGACCCACAGTTGCGCATGATCAGCGCGCGTCAGTCGGTGCTGGGTAACATCGACCTGGGCAACCCTGACTCGATCCTTGCCGCCGCCCGTCAATTAGCCAATTCAGGTGATCAACAAGGTGCGTTGGCTTTGGCCGACTACGCACGCAAGGCGCAAGCCGACGCGGCGTTGGTGGCGCAGCGTCAGCGTGAAGGGCGTGCAGCCGCTGTGCCGCAAGCAGTTCAGATCGCAGAGGCACGCGCTAAATTACAGAGCCAGATTAAGGGGCTGAAAGCAGCGCCTGCGTCGCCAGAACGTGATGCAAAACTTGAGCAAGCCGAATTTACGCTTGCCGGGCTGCCTATAAAGGCCGAAGGTCTAGTGCGTGAACAGCAGATCGCACGCGACTTTGCTTTGGACGCAGGCGAAGAAGGGTCTGAGGCATACAAAAAAGCCTACATAGATAAGTTAGGAAAATTAACGTCTAACGAAACTCAATCCAAACTAGGTGAGTTTGAGCGCGTCTTAAACGAGCGTTACCCTAAGACGCCAGAAAATGCCGCCGCACGTAATGCCTTGATGGACGCATTCCTTAAAGGCGAAGCAGAAGGCCGCGCTAAAGGAAAAGGTACTACGGTGTCGGTTGGTGGCATAAGTGTTGATACCGGCAAAGCAAGTGAAACCGCCGGCAAACTTATTGGCGCCGAATTGGTTGATGTTAAAGGCAAAGAATCCGCGCTAGACAGCATTGCTGAGGCCAAAGATATTCTTAAAAACGGCATATATGCAGGCGCATATGGCCCATTCAAACAGAACCTCGCCAAGTACGGCAATATTGGCAGCTCCGAAAAAGTGGCTAACACAGAAACTTTCTTGGCTTACATTGGCGAAACTGTTGTCCCCCGCCTTAAAGAATTTGGTGGTAACGATTCCGAACAAGAATTGGCATACCTCAACCGAATGATGGGCGGCGATATCAGCCTAGAGCCTAAAGCATTAGAGCGCATTCTTAACTCCGCCGAACGTAAAATTAAGCGTGGCATTGAGCGTCTACGCAGGCAAGCCGAAAGTGGCGAAAAGAAACAACCGCTTACTTCAACCCTACCGCCTTCGGCAGAAGCGGCGCCGGCTCCCCCTGGTTCTGCTCCAGCTAAGTCTGAGCCCAGACGTATTCCTTTTAATGCTTTACCACAATAAGGTGCCGCTATGGATGTCGAACTGCCAAACGGTATAGTGATCGAGGATGTGCCAGAAGGCACAACGCGTGCGCAGATCATGGAGCGCGCGATACGTGGCGGCATAGCCAAGCCGGAAGATTTCGGTCTTGCTGCTGCGCCTACGTCGGGTTTTGTCATGGGGTTAAAAGACCCAATTAGTGGCGGTGCTCAATTGTTGCCCCGAGCATTGGCCTATGGCACGTCACTAGGCGGCGCGCAACCTAACCCTGTCAGCCGCTTTTTTGAAAGCGAAGCGCGCAAAGTGGATGAGATGGTTCGCGCTGAACAGGCGGGTTACGAACGTCAGCGCGCTGCTGCCGGCGAAACTGGGTTTGACTTCCCAAGATTAGGCGGCGGTATGTTAAGCCCTGCGAATATTGTTCCCGGCGCTGTTGCTGCACGCGCTGCGCCTTTCACTTCCGCTGCTGCCCGCGCAGGTTTTGGTGGCGCAGTAACCGGCGCGCTGCAACCGGTAACCGGCGAAGATTTTACGGGTGCAAAAGCCGAACAAGTAACTTTCGGCGGTTTGTTTGGTGCTGGCGGCGAACGTGTAATGGCGGCTGGCGGTCGAGTTATGAACCCACTAGTGTCTAAAGCTGAACAGACCATGCGCGATCTTGGCGTCACGCCGACGACCGGCCAGACCTTGGGTAAAGGCGCTAAATCGGTCGAAGAGTTTGCGCAGTACATGCCTCTAGTCGGCACCGCCGTACAAGATGCTCGTCAGCGCACACTTTTTAATTTCAACAAAGGCGTGATTAACAATGCTTTGAAACCTATCAAAGCAAAACTGCCCGCAGACGTCATTGGCCGCGATGCTATTGAATATGCGACACAGCAAGTCTCGGATGCGTATGACGACGTACTCGGCAAGATTAAGTTCACGCTGGACTTCAACACCTCGTCTAACATCTTAGGTGCGCTGAACAAGGCCAAACTGCTATCGCCGCAGCAACGTCAAGACGCGGTGGACTATGTAAATGAGATCGCGCTAAGTAAGTTTTCTGGCAAGCCGATGACTGGTCAGGAATACAAAGCAATTGAATCTGACTTGCGTAAGAAAGCATCTCGTTTGATGTCCAGTCAAATGGAATCTGAGCGCGAAGTTGGCGATGCTATATTTGGCGTGCTTTCTGAGTTTAAAAAATCGCTGTATAACCAAAACCCAAAGCTAACCCCGCAACTGCGCCGCGTTGACACCGCGTATGGCGACTTGAGCGCGGTCAAAGTCGCGGCGGCTAATTCCGGCGCCGTAAACGGCGTATTTACGCCAAAACAGTTTTCTACCGCCGTTCGTCAAGGCGATAAGACGCTGAATAAGTCCGCGTATGCAAAAGGCACGGCTAGATCGCAGCGGCTATCTGATGCGGCTATGCAAGTGCTTGGCGACGAAGCTGGCGAGACGCTTGCCGGCCGATATGCGTTTGGCGGTGCAGGGCTATTTGGTATGGCCTCCCGACCAGAGTATGGAATACCTGCGGCCGTAGCCGGCCGTGTGATGTATTCCGAACCAGGGCAACGCGCGATTGACGTATTACTGCGCTCGCGTACACCAAGTATGCAAGCCGGCGGTCGACTGTTTGGCGCAGCCGCGCCGTACGCAGGTGCTGTAGCAGGTCCGCAGCCAGTATTCGAGTACAACCGGCAAGAGCGCAGACCTGTTATACCGCCCGGCGTTATGGAGTAAAAAATTGATCCGCTAACCCTTCTTGCCGCTGCAAACGCCGCAGTCGCCGCGGTCAAGAAGGGCTGCCAGCTTTACAAAGACATCAAGGGCGCCAGCGGCGAGATGTCAGAAGTACTGAAGGATTTGCGTGCGCAGTTCGATAAAGTAACGGGCGGTAATCCGACCGTCGAGCAGAAGCAGAAGTACAACGCCGAGGTGCAGCGCGTCCAGGAGATTGCCAAGGCCGATCCGAACGACGTGTACACCGAGATTGGCAACCAGTTGGGCGCGTTGATGGACTCGTATGACGCGTTGAGCAAGGCGCTGTTAGCCGAGCAGGTAGAAGGCAAGAAAGTGTACAAGGGTGAGGAAAGCATCGGTCGTCGGGCGCTGCGCCGTATCATCATCACGACACGATTAGACGCCATGCTGGCGGAGATACGTGAAACGATGGTGTTCCGTAGCCCGCCAGAATTGGGCTCACTTTGGAGCAAGTTTGAAGAGATGTGGCAAACCATCGTGGCCGAGCAAGATCAGGCACACGCAGAAGAGCTTAAACTGATTCAAATGGCGAGATGGCGACGCAAAAGAAAAATAGCGGAACTAAGAGCCAAAATAACATGGATTTCGGCGGTCGTTTTCGTAGTGCTGTGGGGAGTGGGACTAATGTGGCTAACGACAAGAAGCGCGATGATGAAAACGTCCCTTGGTCACTACTAATCACCGTCATGGCAGTGCTACTGACCTTTTTCATCGTCATGCCCGTGTTGGCATTCATGTACTACGACATGTATGTCGCAACGCAGGCGGCGGTGGCTGAAGTCAGGAAGATGAAAGAATTGCGACGTGAAATACTGGAAGAAAGGTTATACGGCAAATGATTACCGAAGCCCAACTACGTCAGATCATTCCACAGAACAAGTACGTCGAGTACTGGCACCGCGCGCTTGCGCAACTCTTCCCCGATTACGACATCAACACCCCGAAGCGCATGGCGGCGTTCTTAGCCCAGTGTGCGCATGAGTCAGGTGGCTTTTCCAGCATCGTCGAAAACCTTAACTACAAACCCCAGGCGCTGCGGCGTCTGTTTTCTAAATATTTTCCTGACGATGTCACAGCTAATCAGTATTGCGCGCGGCCTAACAAACAAGAGGCCATTGCAAATCTTATCTATGCTAACCGCATGGGCAACGGCGATGAGTCTAGCGGGGACGGTTATCGTTTTCGCGGCCGTGGGCTTATTCAGCTTACTGGACGATCAAACTATCAGGCATTCGCTGACAGCCTGGAGATGAACATCGACGACGTGCCGGCCTATCTCGGCACGTTCGAGGGAGCCTGCCAGTCTGCTTGCTTTTTTTGGGAGAGCCAGAAGCTGAACCAGTGGGCAGACACCGGCGACATCAAGGAGCTGACCCGGCGCATCAACGGCGGCACCATCGGACTCGAGGATAGGAAAAAACACTATGATCACGCGCTTCATATTTTTGGTGCTTAGTATTGCAGGCATCGTTTGGCTGGTCGGCTGCGAAGACCGCTTCCGCTATCCCTGCCAGGATAACAAGAACTGGAACAGGCCCGAATGCCAACGCCCGACCTGCGCTGTGACCGGCACCTGCCCAGATCAGCTAGTGCCCGCGTCTGACTTCAAGCCGGAGGAACAAAAATGAAATGGACACCTGATCTAATCGACAGCGTTATCAAGCTAATCATTGGCGCCACCTTCTGTCTGGTGCTGTTAATGATGTCGAGCTTGGCCATGTATTCGGTCGTCTTCGTGACGCAGCCGATGGTGGGTATTGCGCCAGCAGATAAGCAGTTCTTCATGCTGCTCTCCGACATGTCGAAATACATATTGGGCGCTCTGGCAACATTACTTGCCATCAAAGGAAAAGATGGCGTCGCCAAATTGATCGACCCGCCGCCTGGCGTCTCGAAGGCCAGCGACTGGACCGATCCACCGCCGCCAGCGCCTAAGTCACCGTCGCCGACACACGCGCCGGTGCAGCGCATCGAACCGCAGCTCGCCGCCGCGCCTGTTGTCACCGGTTTCGGCGGCAAGGCAGCGCCTCCCCCAGCACCTCAACCTGAGATTGAATAGGAGATCGTCATGAAGAAACTCGTTGCACTTATTGCGTTTGTGCCGATGGTGGCGTTTGCCGGCGGTGAGATGAAGAAAGTCTGCCGTGTCGAGAAGGTCAAGGGTAAGGACATGGAAGTCTGCAAGACGATCAAAGTCCATAAGAAGCTCGAAGGTACGAAGGTACCGCCAAAATGAACCCCTATTTTCTTGCTGGTGCCGTTATCGCGGTAGTCGTTGCGGGCGGCGCTGGCTACGTTAAGGGGACGTCACACGGCAAGATGGTCGTGCAGGCCGAGTGGGACGCCGAGCGCATCCGGCAACAGGAGGCGCACGCCAAGGCCGTACAAGAGGCGGTCGAGAAACAGCAGGCGATCCAAGCGGACGCTGATCAACTAAGACAGGAGAAAGACCGTGAAACGCGTGATTTGCTTGCTAGGAATGCCGCTCTTAATAACAGCCTGCGCAACCGCCCCCAGCGCCCGGTCGTACAAGCCGGTGCCGTGCCCGGTGCCGCCGGTGCTGGATCAGGCGGTTGTACCCCAGGAGAGCTTTACCGAGAGGATAGCGAAGTGGTTGTCGGACTCGCCAGAGAAGCCGACGAAATCCGACTCGCCCTCAAGCAGTGCTACGCCCAGTACGAAGCGGTCCGGCTCAAACTAAGCGCCGGCGCAACTGCTGGCAAATAACGCGGTCACGCGTCGTCATCCAGATCGTCGTGTCCTTCGTCGTGCATTCGGCCGGTGACGGCCCTTTGGGCTCGGGCAGGCCGATGGCAAGAAAGGTAAACGTGGCCACCGCGATGGCCGCGTAGTACACCACCACAAGGTCTTTCATATCCGTAGCAGTCTCCCTAAGAGCTTGGTGATGGACGACTCTTTATAGGGTTTCGTCCCCAGCACCACGTCCTGCATAAACCGCTCTTCAGGCGTCGACGCGCGCTGAAACAGCGGCGGATCGTAGAACACGCCGATCCGTACCTTGCCGGTGTCATACGGCGCCGGTTTGATCACAACATTATCTTGAATGAATCTTCCTTTATGTAGCATCGGTTTTTCTCCTATCTTCATTTGCCCGGCGAACGTCAACCTCTTTCTTTTTTATTAACGCTGCCTCCTCTTTAGTATAAACCGGCTCCGCGCCGTTGGCCGTTGCTTTCAGCCACACCTCGGCCGTGTAGGCATTGAACTTGCATTCCTTGCACTTGCGCTGGCGGCGCAGCCCGCCGGCCATGTTGATTACATTGACAACATACGTCCGTTCCCCGCACTGCATACATTTCATGGTCGTACCGCCTTGGCCATGATCTCGATCCGTTCCCGTGCGTCGCGTAGGGCGCAGTAGCGTTGGTGCAGGCGCTGCAAAATGGAGCTGCGGCGCTCATGTATGGATTCGTGCGTCAGTAGCGCGAAGACCTCTTCCTCCGTCATGGACGACAGGCGATCGTTAAGCGCGCGCCAACTTAAATGTTTCGTTTGCAATTCTGGCCTCTGTTCGTTGTAGTCTCTGATTTGCTCGGTATAGAGCCCGAGCCGCTTGGTTGTATTCCTTGCTGCGCTGGCGGTATTCTGCCCGCGCTGCCTTGTGTTGCGCTTTCCAGTAATCTAGGCGTTTCATAGCTACCTCCGTAGACTTTATCAAAATCGTAATGCTTCCGGCGTCGTCTGAATAAACTGCACGGCAGGAATTGCACGACGATCGCCGTCTTGCAATTCAATATGTACGATGCCGTTTGATTGCGACCAGCAGCCGCGCATTGCTTCGCTATACCGATTAACTTCAAACATCTTGTATCGGTTCCAACATACGCCGCCTTGTTCTGGTGTCAGCACAGCGCGGGTGCCAGCACCAGTTAAATAGACGGTATAGAGCACATTGGGCGCGGGTATTAAAACTGTCGCGCCTTTAGTCGGTGGCGGCGGCGCGGGCGGCGTTTCAACTAGCTTCACGCCAGCGAAAGCCGGCGCGGCCAGCAGCAGTAAAAGTAGGTATCTCATGTGTTCTTCTCCAGTAGTTTTTCGTTTGCCCACCATGCCCCGGATTCGAATGATTGTTTAGCAACCCGTCCCCTCCAAACACCAAATTCTTTTTCTGCTTCGTCTACTTCATCATCAGTCAGC